TAAATATATAAAGGAACCAAAGAGTACCTCTAAAAAAAATAGAGGGAAATCCGATAAAACTAAAAAGAATCGTAAGGAAATAACTAGATATGATGAAATGAGTGAAACCGACCGATCAAGATTAGAAGAGTTAGCAGCAAAAGTAGCTGATATCGATCAGCCTTTACGTAAAAGAGCAACATATTTAGAGGCAGAAATTAAAAAAATAGAAGCCTTGTTAGAAGAACTTAATATTGAAATAATACAAAGTGGTGGTATAATACAAAGTGGTGGTATAGTAGATGGAACGCGTCCCAGAGACCAAACATATTTTTCATCACCTCGTATTGGGTACCAGCCATCCAATCCGTATTACCAGCCACCTAATCCATATTACCAACCTCCAAATCCATATTATCAACCACCTAATCCGTATTACCAGCCACCAAATCCGTATTACCAGCCAGCCAATCATTATTATCGACCGAATCCATATTATCAGCAAAATTTACAACAAATAAATAATGAATCGTCATCAAAATTGGCATTTTATGTGTCTATCGAATTAGAATTATTTCCCGGTAAGTCAGCAAATATTTTACAAAGGTCAGTCGTAAGATGTCAAAGTACATTTGAAAGAATTAGAGAAGCTTATGCGGAAATATTTGGATATGAATACAGACCCGGGGTTATAAAGGAAGCATATTTATACAATTCACAATTAGACGAAAATATACAAAAACAGTTACAAACTCGTAAACAGCGTTCTCGTAAAAGTAGAACGTATAAAAATAGATAATAAACTATAATAAACTATAAGTAATAAATACTTAAATAATTAAGTATTTATACAACATGGATAAAGAGACGCAAACAATGATACATATTACTACCACAGATTTCGACAAATTGGTAAACAAAATAGGCGAACTAAATGCGCAAATACACTTTTTACGAAATGAAATAATTGGGTTAAAAGAGGAACAAACAAAGACTACTAAGATAATGTGGTCGCAAAATATAAAATCAAACGATAACTCTATATATAATAATCGATTTGGACGATAAATCTACATAATTTCTCGTACCGTTTTATCAATCCCATCCATAATCGTTTCCAACGATTTGACATCCGTTTCCGCATTCTGGTTACAAGACAAATAACTAGTCAAATTCAATACAATTGTTATTTTATCTTGCGTCCACATTTTGTTCATTTTTTCGATTAAATCCGCAGAGTAAATCGACGATAAATGGTCCTTTCTAAACAATGTCTTATCATGTTTTTCATCTAAATGATTGGATATTAAACTGTAATAATAATTCAAACAAATACGCATTACAGAGCAGTTCTTATAGGTTTCCATCAGTTTTACTAGTCCATTTTGAGCGCATTTGAATAGTTCCTTTATTTTGGGATTTTGTTGAATGGTTTTTACCGTTAAATATGTTTGACATGCGATTTCGATTGGATTATAAATATACTGGATATCTGTTTTATTGTTATTAAACATATATCTACAAAATGCTTGAAATGGTCCCGGTTCTTGTATAAATACTACGTTTTTGTCAATACATATTTTTGTATTGATTGGTTTGTTGCTTAAAATGGCCAATTTAATAATCGTAGACAATGGGTCCAAAATATACAATTGTAAGTCGACAGTTTTGTTATCGGGTAATGAATTTGAAAACCAATCCATTTATTTTTTATTATATGAAAATATATTTCTATATTTTTATATTTGTTTGTTTTTTGTTTATATTTGTTAGTTTTTTGTTTATATTTGTTAGTAAAATAGTGAAATAGCGGTCTCAATAATGAGTCGGTCTTCTTCGGATAGAGAATAATACTTTGAATTAAAGTCAATCATCTGTATATTTACAGTTGAGGAAGTTCTATTTATTAAATCCACTAAATTTTTTAGAGCCCCTTTTCTTATATGCCTAGGAGACGCAAATACATAAACGCGCAACAGATTGTTCTTCATCTTTGGAAAAAGATACGGAAAAGAATTGAGCTCGGCGTGTGAAAACAATGAAAAAATGGATAACAATAATAATGAAAATAGGGAAAAAATAATTGGATTATACATTGATATTGGAGTTTAAATTAAATAGTGTCTTGTTTTTAAATTATTTTAATTTATTTTCAAAGTATCTAGAAACGCACTGGATAGTTCCTCTGGTATATAGTTGAAGTCGATAATGGTTCGGTTGAGTTCGTATTGTTTTCGATATTTCTCGTCTTCAGCCAGTTTCTTCTCGAGTAGCTCCTCATTTTCAAAATATTTCATAGCTGTTTTGGGGCCACATTTTGGAAAGACCGAGGGAATGTTGTCGCTTGGGTCGCCGGTTAAAATCTTACAAAAGAGGTCGCATTTCGCATTGTTTGTACTGCTCTTTTGCTCAGCCAAGTTTTTAAAGGCCAAATTATACAAATGAACATTCGCGGTCGCCAATTGTAAATAATCCTTGTCAGATGTAACAATGTAGATTTCACAATTGGGCTGAGTCGATAACAAATGTTTTACTGCGAGCGCAATACAATCATCTGCTTCCAAACGGTCGTGTTTCAGAATTGTGGAAGCGCCTCCTTTTACGAATAGTTGTTCTTCGTAAACCATCTTGAAGAAGGGACCACCCATGAAGCCATTTTCGGGACTATTATCGCGCGTCCCTTTGTACGAAGGGAACAATTCATTCCGCCAAATTTCACTGCGCTTACAATCCTTGCCGACGATAATGGTCGGCTTCACGGTCTTACCAATATTCAAATTTTTCGGCAGCTTTTCCATGGTTTCTATAAAGAGTTTCTTGAATTTTTCTACGAATACAACATTTTCATAAGGATTTAATAAAACCTCTGGATTTTCGGGTTTAGCATTACGCCACCAATTTAATAAGGAATGATAACGATAAAAGCAGAAATAACTGCCATCGACAAAGATATAAGTATTTGAATTCATAGTTTGGGTAATATATAGTACAAACTAGTTGTGTTTAATTACTTTCAATTTTTTATTATGTAAAAACTAATAAAAAATATACAAAAATAAAAAATATAAAAATGGTTCAATCATAATTATAATTACATAACATTATATTACGCATCAAAATTTAAAGAAGTAGTTTATTTATACAATTTTTTAAATTCGTCTTCGCCGTGTATTGCTAAAGTCTGTATGTTCCGAAGTGTTAATGTAAAAGAGCTTCCGGAGTGGCCCGTGTAACCTAGTTCCTCAATTTTGTTGTATATTTTACAAATCAAGGGTTGACTTGAAAACATAAAACTGTCAGTTTTTTGAAAATCACGTAGAAATTTCCAAGCCTCAAGCATATTGACTGCGCTCCAACAAGTAGAAAGCATCCGTCTTTCATGGATGTTGTTAACATAAGAGAATTGTCCATCGCCTAAATTAATACTTTTGGGTTTAACAACGATTGCTTCTTCTGCCGCAGTTGGCGGTGCTGGGGGCATTACGGTTGCCATTTCAGTTTGGTTGTTAAAAGTTGTAACTGTATTAGTGTCAATAGAAGCACTATCCATAATGGTATTGTATATATAATTTTCAAGTAAGTAATTGTTAATTCAATTTTTTTTGTAAAAAAATTGATTCGTCTTTTACAAATTAAACCAATGTATATTAGAATGTCGACAAACGTAAATTCCACGGAGAATTTTATGATTGGCTTTACGCGTAAAAGCAAAGCAACTGAATTATTGGATAATGGGTTTCATAAGTCAATTTTTCGACCAATGCCATTTCGTCCAAGGAGTCGATTTACAATCCATAACGCAAACAATTTTAAACACAATTTAATGAATGCTATGAAAGATATTGAATTACGGTTTGAATATATAGATAAGGATATTTGGTTAATAAATTATGGCACAAAGCCGATTACAAAACTGGTAGATCCATCCGACAAGAAACTGCTAGATATAATAGAAAGAAAGCAGTTTGCGGCATGGGAAGTGGTTGCGCAAGTATTAGAGAAGCGTAAAGATTTATGGGATACTGATTTTGTTATGCCATTTACGAAATGGTTCTCCGCAATTATTAATCTTAGTTATGACACAGACAACAACAACGTTGTTATTGATTATATTGAAATAGATGGTGATAATAGTGGTCTCTCTTTTCTAAAAGGAGAGATTGAAACGCGTATGGAAACAAGAGGGCATATCGTTGTTACCGATGATTGGTTTACCAAAGGTCATTTTTAAAAAGCACTCTTATACATTTGTAAAGCTTTTTCTTTTTGCTCTTCGTAAACACAAATGGGTCTCCAGTATTTAATATGTTTGTATTTTCTCCATTCGGTATTCCAATTAAAAATATCCTTATTTGGAACATCTTTGAGTTCTGGTATCCAGTACTTAATATATTCGCAATTGGGGTCATACTCCTCTGCTTGTCTCCACGGGTTAAATATGCGAAAATAGGGCTGTGAATCCGCACCCGAACCAGCGGTCCACTGCCAATTGCCATTATTGGATGCCGGATCATAATCCACCAAATGTCGCGCAAAATATTTCTCACCGTCTTCCCACGATAAAAGCAATGTTTTTACTAAAAACGACGATACAATGAGGCGCGCGCGGTTGTGCATATATCCCGTTTCATTGAGTTGTCGCATCGCCGCGTCGACAACCGGAAACCCCGTACACCCTTTTGTCCATTGCCAGAACCAACTCGCATTATGGTGCCATCGTATTTTATTGTAATTCGGTTTTAAAGCATGACCCAGCACTTGAGGAAATGCGAACAAAATATTAGCATAAAAATCACGCCAAAATAGTTGGCGAATAAAGTCATGTTTCGTCCTAAATGTGTGATATACTTCTCGAATACTAACACAACCAAACTTGATGAATGCGCTGAGTTCGCTAGTAGGGTGTGTAAGCTCATTATGTGTTTTTTCATAATGTTTGATATTTTTCGCAGCAATACGCAGCTGTTTTATCCCGTTTTCACGACCGCCTTTAACCAATATGCTGGGATTGTCGACCGTAAATCGCTTAAACGCGGCGTCCAATGTTATCATTGATGATAATGATTTACCGGAGGTTGTAAAGTGGATTTTTCTAGCATGTGCGGGGGATTCGACCTTTTTCTTAAGACTCGCTTCATAAAAGGGTGTGAATTTTTGATAGGTATTTTTGGAACCGTTTAAAATGGTTCCGGGCGGATGTAAATAATAATCGTGACCGATTTCAATGTGGACGCCCATTTTACTACACATTTGGACGATGCTTGTGTCTCGGTCTATAGCATAGGGGCTGTAATCCGCATTAAAACAGACGCAATCAATGTCTAAAGACATGAGTAAATGGTGAATCACATTATTATTTTTACCGTAAAAGGTGTAAAGTTCGCCACCCATTTTTTTGATTTGGCTGCGTAAATCGCGGAGAGATTCAATCATAAACTGGACAGCATTATCGGATTTGAATTTGTTAGCTCCGGTTACTTGTTCGGGTGTAAAAATAAAAACGGCATAAACGCGTTTACATACACTGTTTGCTAAATTTAGCCCAATGTTGTCGACAACGCGCAAGTCTCTTCTAAAAATAAATAATCCATTTTCGTATGACGACATTATAGTATAATGTTATTATATTTTTAGTATTTATATCATTACTACTTTAACTTTAACTTTTACTTTTACTTTAATGTTTAATTTTTAGTATCGATATTTTCTCGTTTTTACACGATTTTTCACATTCTTTTTCATATGTTTAACTGTATGATTCCTCTTCACTCTTCTTCCCGTATCAATTAAAGATTGGTTAAAATTCTGTAGTATTGCGTCATATTCATCAATTAACGCGTCAATGTCAACTACTCGGTGTAAAGGGTTAAAACTATACATTTTATTAAAAAACGCGGATAACATCGTAAACTCTCTATTTGTTAGTGCGTTGTGCCGTTTGAAACAATTTGCTATAAATTGTAAAGTGATGCCTAGCCCATATACATCAATGGAGTCTACAGTAAAATCCAATATTTGGTCATAGGATTTCATGTGAATGAGCGAATTATAACCTTGAAAGAAGGAGTGGATGTATTGTTTCTGAATATCGGCGCTTAGAACCGAATTCTTCGGATTCAAATAAGTAAATAAAACGCGAAATGATTCGGGTTTTAAAATAGGCAATTCAATCGTATTTTTATCAGATTGATCAACGATTATTTCACTCAACTCTTTTTCCCATAACTTTGCTCGACTTTTGTAATGTTGGAACGCATTTTTGTTCATTGTTCCGCAATCAAGAGGATATGACCAATGGTATATGGATAAACCATTCGTGCTTTTTTTAGATGTTTTTACGATAGTAGATTTTGGTCGCATAGTTCCAAAATCAATGTATCGCATTTTCCCGTTGTTAGTATTGAATAGAATATTTTGTGGTTTGACATCATTGTGAACCAGACCATGTCTTCTGAAAAATTGTAGTCCTTTTAGCAAGTGTCTTACTTCTAACCAGAATTTCTTAGTTCTTTCTTGTTTATCCCTCTTCAAATAATTACTTATCGTTTTATAACAAAACATCTTTAAATCTGGTCCTCCATTCTGTAAAACTAACAAACTGTAATCTTTGGGTTCTCTCGTTACATTGTCGGCGTCTATACGCGTACATTTTTGAATATCTGAAACAACGTACGGTTCTTTTAAATTCGGCTTACACAAAGTAGGCGTCCCTAAATGGTAATCATTTGTTGGATCTATTTTGCTCATGAAAACGAATTCTCTTAGTTCTTGTTCGGCATTATTTGTTTTCATAATCTTAGATACTTTATTTGTATAATCCACTTTGGTATTGGAGCAATGTATGCTTGGACTTAAAACGCATCCGTATGCGCCCTCTCCAATTACTTCTCTTTTTATATTCATTTTTATATATATTAAATATTATAATCAAATATATATAATGTCACTATACCTTTGCGTAAAACTTATAACAGATCCTAACTATATCTGAATATACAATTATCTAAATATCTAAATATCTAAACTGACAGTGTTCTTATCAGACTTTGGCTTTCTACGACTGCGTTTTGGAACATTGCCTTCTTGAAGACTCTTTAAATCCTCAATACTAATGGTGCTATTGTTATTGATATCTTCTACGGTTACTTCACGAATAGGGTTTTGGGTCATCTGAGGAATTTGAGGGAATGTGGGTGCTATCGCAATATCAATGGTCTTTGTTTTAAGTCCAGACAAGATATCCGAGATATCACTGGGACCCTTCATGTCCGGACGTCTAACACTTTTTTGTGATGGCTGTGGTGGTTCAAATCCGGGAACGCCCACATTGGCCTCTCTAATACTAATACCATCATTCATTTGCGCGAATGCTCCACGACCCATGGATAAATCGGGACGACTTACATTATTTCCGGCTCTATGTGGGGGTGGTTGAAGACCCGTAGGACCTTGGGTAGCCATGGGTGGCGGAGGACCGCCGCGCTGACTTTGCTCTGGATTCATTAATCCACCCATGAAACCCGAAAATCCGGGATTTGAACCGGCCATCGAATTAACCGCTGCGGTTTGGAATTGACGCATTAGGTCGGGATTCTGTCTCAGAATATCATCCATTCCGGGCATCGCACTCTTAAACATAGTATTCGTCATATGAACCATCATTGCGCTTCCACCAAGTTGAAACAACAGCTTCAGCTCCGGTGCCATGGATGCTTTTGTCTTATATTTGTCATAAAGCTCAGAAAATATTTCATCATAATCGGTAATGTTTTCATTGATTTGCTCACCCCAACCATCGAGCTTGACATCAAAAGGATCAAATCGGTTATTCAAAAATTCAATACCATTGATAATGGCCATCATCATATTGCCTTGAAACTTTACGGAATTTTGCTTTGCTTTTTCCTCCATAATCATTTCATACTCACCTTGCATTTCCAATAAACTAGAATCCATATTATACTTTTTTGTTAGTTCTACACCCTTCTTTTCAAGTGCCTCCAACTTTCTTAAATACTTGAATTTCTCTCGTAGCATTTCTTCTTTTGTCAACCTAGGCTCAGACGACATTCTCTGGTCGGGATTAACGGGAACATTATTGAATTTTCCATAGCCATCCCATGTCTTCGCATCTGTCGCGGTATTCGCAGTTGACTCGCCTAAATTTGAACTTTCTTGAGGAGTCTCGTCAAATCTAACCGACGGTCTGTCATCGAAACCGGTCTTTACACCAAAAAGATTGGATTCAAATGAATTGGACATAGGCACACTAGTATCTTTCGCTAAATCATTCAATTCACTTTCAAGATTATTCAAATCATCGATATCTATATCGCTTGATTGCCCGGATCCAGACGAACCAATTTTTTTCTCATTCATTAATAATTCAATTCCGCCACCAAAATTAGCCATTGATTTTGATTTTGATGAACCCCAGTTGTTATCTTGT